AGACGGAACATATAGTAATAAAGTTGAAGAGATAATCTATACATATAATTCAAATAAATTAATGGGTTATACAATAAAAAAATATTGGATGGATGGTACAGTTAGATTAGAAGAAAATTATCAATATTCAACTCTTTCTGGTGATTTTGAAGCTATAGATTTAAAAAGAATATAATGGAGGATATAATAAAATGGCAGAAGAAGAAGGAATAAATTTTCCCAAATTTACAGAAGATGGAAATCAAATAGTTGCTCCAACTTATGAAACTACTCCGAATGATCCTTTATGGAAGGGATTTAGAGGTATAGCACAAGCTGGTGTTGAATCATTTAATGATTTCGAAATAGATACTGAAATAGCGCTACAAGGTGGAATTATAAAACTCATCAATAATAGCGATATTCATGAAGATGATATTTTGGATTTTTATGTAATTGATAAAGATGATGTATTAGGTCTATTTTCTATTTATGGATTGACTGTAGGTGTTGATGTTCTTGAACTAGGTCATTTTGTAAGAAATATATATGTATATGATGAGAAAGAAATTGAATTTGTTAGAAGAGGAAAATTCGATATTTATCAAGGTCTTTTTTTAAGAATAGGCTACAAAAGTAGCGGTCAAAATAATATAAATTTTCATTTTAGAATAGTTGCTGAAGAAAAGATTGATTAAGGAGATATCATGAGTATATATATAAATGGAGAAGAAATAAAAAAATACGGTAAAAAATTAAAAATTAGTACTATATTAAAAGATAAAAAATTGAAAAAAAAATTGCCGTTTAAATGTTTAAACAGAAATCAATTTTTAAAAAAGGCCTTAAAAAATAAGGAGTAAATTAGATGGCAGAATGTAGAAAAGGATATGCATTTAATGATCCCGATTTAGTCTCAAATGGAGGATGGGGTGCTATAATAACACCTGATGAATTAAGATATGTCTATTCGTTCGGTAATGAATTAGTTGCTCCAAATTCTCAAGTAATAACTGATGATACTTTAAAGTGGTATATAGATAATGCTGTAGATGCTTGTGAAAGAGATTTAAATGTTAAATTATTAAAAAGAATATATAAATATAGGCCTGCTTTTGGAGTTGTTCGCGATGATCTTTCTGGAGAAGAAGGTATAGATTACGAATGGGACGAACCTTATGATTTTAATAGAAAAGAGTTTAATGAATATATATTCATTAAATTGAGGCACAGACCTGTTATAAATGTACAAAACGTAAAATTCAATGATGTTGCTAGTAATCAAATTTTAGATATAACAAATTGGGTTAAAATAAATCATGAAAAAGGAAGTTTGCAATTTTTTCCAAATCAGGGTTCTTTAGAATCGTTGCCTATATTTTTAGGACAGACTTTTTTAGCAACAACATTTGGAGCAGGAGTAGAATATTATCCAGATGCTTTTTCTGTAGACTTTACATCAGGATTTGAAACAGTAAGACATTTAAGAAAAAAATGGAAAGAGATGTTTAGTATTATAGGCATGTTAGCAGCAATAAATCTTTTAAATGATTATGGAGATGGTAGAGCAGCGGCGATTGCATCTAGTTCGATTGGGTTAGCAGGAGTTTCAGAAAGTTATAGTACGACTATGTCTGCAACTAACGCGCTTTTTGGTGCACGCATAATTTCATACAGAGAAGAATTAAAAAGATTTTATAAAGCAAATAAAAATAAATACGGAGGAGTTTTATTCACCGCATTATAAGGAGGAAAAATAATGAAACAGTGTGTAAATTGTGGTAAAGTTCATAGTGATAGGGTTGATGTTTGTGATAATTGTGGCAGTGTAGATTTTCAGGCTTATGTTGAAGATAAAAAGGAGCCTAGAAAAGAAAACAAGAAAGATAAAAAGAAGGACGACTAATGGGTAGAAATACAAGCGCATACGCAAATCAAACTTTTGCACGTATAGAAGGTAGACCAGAAGAACATGAAGCTGTTATAAGACGTCATGGTCAATATGCTCGTTTAATACAAGCAAAAAAATGCCCTTGTATTAAAAATGGAAAGCCCAGTTTATTTTGTAATCTATGTAATGGAAAAGGTTATATTTTAAGTTTTCAGGAAGATTATGAGATTATAGATGAAAATAGCCCTCATGGGTGCTCTTCTTTGAATGAAGTGAAGCCATTTTGGAATCCTATATCTAAAGTTATTAAAATACAAAGAGCTGTTAAAGATTTTTGCGGAGGAGATCAAATATTGTATGATGTTTTAAATTTTACTGATGACACTATAACATTAGTTGATAATGGGTCTTTACCAAAAATGTATGAGCCATTAAAAGTAACTTATAGATACAGGATTCCAGAAGAAGTTTTAAATGAAAATTCTATTCATGATGGAACTTTTATAATTCATACTATCGAGACTGAAGTAGAAATAGACGCAGAAAATTCAAATCCGTTTAATATTCATGGAGATATAAGTTCTGTTTCTAGGGTATATAATGTAACTCAGAATTATACATATACAGTTCTATCGTTCAAAAAACAATCAATAATATTAGATGATAATGGAGGTGCCGCGCCTATTCCAGATGTATTGGACGTTTTACAAGTAGATTATGAATACATCAAACCTATAAAAGTAATTGTTGGTAGAGTAAATGTTGTAAATGCTTTGACAAAATGGGGAGAAGATCTTAAACAAGGAGATTTAGAATGTACTTTAGCAGGCGGACATTTTGTAAAAAGAGGGAATATATTAAGTTTATTGACATCTTTTTTGAATGAAAGTACAGTGATTACAAGAGGTGCAGGGACTAAAGATGAAATTCCTCAATTTGATGTTGTTGAATTAGTTGGAAATATATTAGATGAAGATGGCGTAGAATATATAAATGATACAGATTTTATGTTATCAGAATATAATGATTTGATTTGGATATTAAACAAACCAATACAAGGAAAAAAATTTACTGTTGTTTATAGATATCATCCATCTTATATTGTTTATAAAAGAGAGGTTGAATTAATGAATGCTGAAGATAAAAGATTTCCGCAAACAATGTTATTAAGAATGTTCAATAAATTTACATCTAAGGAGTTAGATATACTGTGAAAATATATTTGACACAAGAAGGAACTCCATTAAGTGATCTTATCTCTATACTTGGGTCTAAAAGACTTCCTGGATTAGTACAATCTATAAGAATTGCAACGAATGAAGTGATGAGAGAATGGGTTAAATCTGTGGAGAATTCAAATGCTAAAGATGGTTGGAAAAGAAAATATAAAGAAAGTATTAATATAGATAAACAAACAGATCCAATGGAAGCATCAGTATCTGCTAAAGGGATGTTTGTAAATTTTGTAGAAAAAGGTGTTAAAAGATTTGATATGAAGCCCGGTCTTTTGCATGGTCCGCATGCAAGAAGAAATGAGAAAGGAGAGCCATATAATATAATATTCATGAGAAAGTTTACTCCTGCAGCTCATCAAGTTTCTGCAATGCCTAAAGCTGTGTATGCTGTTGTAAAAAAACTAGATAAAAACGATATAAGAAAAAGATATAGAGTGACGGGTATTCACGGAACAACCCCGTTAATGTCAGGAACTTCTTTACAAAGTAGAGTATATACAAAGCCTGCAGTTTATAAAGGAGCAAGTGGAAAAGATATCTATGGAGGATTAGTAAAGACGGGATCTCCAAGACATACAGTATATGGTACTTTTAGAATTGTAAGTAAAAACTCAACAGGATGGATATATCCGGGTGCTCAAGCAGTACCAATATATCCGAATTTAAAAAGAAGAATGAATAAAAAAGTTAAAGATATATTACAATCAGGTTTAAAATTAGATATAGAAGAAGGATTAAATTTTATAAAGGAAAATACATGATGGAATTAATAATGTTAATTTTTCTTATTATATTACTGATTTTTGGAAAAGAAATTATAGAATTTATTTTTAAAAGGTTTAAATTTTAATTATGAGTAAAATACATTTTACACAATTTATTATTGACGAAGTAAAATATTTTATTGACTTTATAACTGCAAATATCGCAGAATATAAATTAAGTGAGCTTACAAACGGCAACGCGGGTGATATTCCGTCTATTCAAGGAGCACATCCATTAGCTATAGAATATGGAAATGCATTAGCAGCAGATGAAGAGGGAAATTATACATCGATACTTCCTGCAATTGGAGTAGAACTTTTAGATGATGATCTTTTTGAAAGACAATTATTAGGAGCTGGATATAAGAATGAAGAAGTAACTCAAGATTTTATAGATGAAGTATCTGCAATTCAATTGAAAGATAGATTTAATAATGGTACGATAATGAGTAACACAGTTTTGAATAATATACAAGATGCTAAGACCGCAAAAGGTTCTGAAAAACTTTGGGCATCGTCTGATAGATATTTAGAAAGAATATCAATAAATATTTCTATATGGAGTGAACATATAGAGGTAACTAGAATATTATATATGATATTAAGAAGTATATTAAAAAGAGCTAAAAGAGATTTATCATCTAAAGGTATAAAAAATTTAATGATAAAAGGACAAAATGCTTTATATAATTATGAATTTGGAACTACATTATTTGGAAGTGAGTTTAATTTATCATTTATAAATTTACATAAAAATGTTGAAATAGATACTGATCTTGAAACTTTAAAAATTATTGAACATCATTTAGAAAATGAAAAAAGTGGGCCAAAATTAACTTCTATAGGTGGAGAAGGGCAGTATCCTGAAACATAAGGAGAAAATCATGGCGAAAAAGAAAACAAAAAAAATTGCAGAAGTTGATCAGGAGTTAAATTTAGAATCATTTATTGATTCAAATAATGAAGATAATGGAGTGAAAAATGGATTTAGAATATGGTATATTATTATTGAAAAGAAAAGCGCTTTAGAAAGATTTAAGATAGATTATTGGAAAAAACAAATGAAGAACTTTCTTAAACATAAAGTTTAAAAATTTACTATAGGAGGTAAATACAATGGGTGTAGAAGCCAAAAGATTTGATGGAAAAGATCTTTACAGGCCAGGATATTACGGAAAAAGAAATATATCTGGCTTAGATGTTGGTGCAGCAACAGGATCTAGATTATTACTTCTTGGTGAATGTAAGGCAGGAATTCCTTATAACGCTAGTACAGAATATCCAAATGTTGAAGATAGAATTAATTGGATATCTAATAGTGAGGAATTAAATAGAATATTAAGAGATGGCCCTGCTTATTATGGAGCTTTATTTGCACTTACACCTTCCAACCAGCCTGGAGTTAATGGAGCTCCTTCTGTTGGAGTTATAAGAGTAAATCAAGCTACAAAAAGTACATTGACAATTCAAGATGTAGATACTGATGATGTGCTAGATGTAAGTAGTAAAGATTATGGACTGTATACAAATCAAATAAGATTTAAACTTTCAGCAGGAACAAACAAAGGGAAGAAAATATCAGTGAAGTTTGAGAACAATACTGTTGAAGGAGATGATATTGCTTATGAATTATTTAGTGTACAGTATACCGGTACTGGAAGTGCTTGTGTATTAACGATCGATCCAACTGGAAATCTTAATGCTGTAACAGTTGGTGGAGCATCTGGAGATGATATTTCGATTGCAATAGCAACTTATGATACAATAGCAGAACTTGTAGCATATTTTAATGCATATCAAAATACAGGTGGAACAAATGTATATTCAGCAACTTTATTGGGAGATGGAACATTTGATTCTACAAAACTTGATAAAATAGTAGTTGGCGATGCTATTGATATTAAAACAGCTAAAACTATTTCTGCAATTCTTCAAGCATGTGAAGATTGGTTTAATGGAAGTTCTACTTATTTAATTGCAGATTTAGCAACAGCAGCAGAAAGAAGAGTACCCGCAAACATGACAGGATATGAATATATTGTTGGGGGTTCAGAAGGAGCAGCTGTTGTGACACAAGATTATACAGATTCTCTTAGCCAAATTGCTGCTTTAACTGATGCTTCTTTTGTTGGTGTAATGACAGGAAATGCAGCTATTCATGCAGTTCTTTCAACACATTTAACAGAACTTTCATCTTCTGTAGGAAGAAATGAAAGGCAAGGTTGTGTTGGAGGATTAAGTACTGATTCAAAATCTGTAAAAATAGCAGCAGCAGCTTCACTAAATAACTCTTTAGTTGGATTTTATGGAAGTGAAATAAAGAGATATGATAAAAATGGTGATTTACAAACATGGGCGGGTTTTTATGGAGCTTGTGAGATCATGGGAATGTCAGCAGGAAATGCAATTAATTTTGCACCTACAAATAAAATGATCAATGCAGTCGGAATAAAGACAATTCTTTCTTCTACTGATATTGACGATTACATTAAAGCTGGAATTATTGTATCGCAGCCAAGTCCTCTTGGAGGAATAAGAGTTATAAGGTCAGTGACAACTTATCAAGCATCGAACTTGATAGCAAATGAATGGAGTGCAATGAGAACGGCACTGTACATCACTAAAGATCATAGAGTTTTTGTTGAGAGCTTAGTAGGTGAGCCGGGAGATAACACTATTCTTGAAAGTATAAAGAATAGAGCAAAAACGAGATTAGATTTTTATGTAGAGCAAGGATGGCTAGTTGTTGACCCTGCTTTAGGAAATGCATACAGAAACTTCAAATTTTCTGTGACAGGAGATACTGTTGAGATAACTTATGAGGGTACATTAGTTGTACCAGTTAATTTCATCTTTGTAACACATAATTTTACTGTAGTTGGGTTTAAAAAATAAGGAAGGAGGTATAAAACAGTATGAAATCGACAAAATTATCCTTGCTTTTTCTCTTATTATTTAGTAAAATAAGAGGAGCAGAAGACCCAGATTTACCTGTTGTTGCCGGTTTGGATGCTATTGTAAAACTTGATGGAAAAGTTATTGGATGGGCTACAAATGTTTCATTTGATGAAGACTTTGAACTTCAAGGAATAAGAACATTAGGATTTCACGGCGATAGAGGGTATAAATCTCAGGGTTATAATTGTACAATAACAGTTGGGACGTTCGTTTTACAAGGCGATGTTTCTGATAGTCTTCCAGTACCAACTAGAAGAACAATTTTAACTTCAGGATTAGTTGACTTTGAGCTTATTGATTTAATTACTGGTGGAACACTTTACATATTAAGACAATGTAAATGTGCTACTTCTGGAGTTAATCTTGATAGTGGAAGTCTATCAACGAAGAATACAACATGGCGTTGTAGAGAAGTATTGCCACAAGAAGGAAATGTTTCATAATTCGAATGTATGAATGAAATGAAGGAGGAACGTTATGAACGAAGACGAAAAAAATTCAAGTTTAGAAGTAACTGAAGAAGAGAGAACATTCACGAAGAATTTTGATAAAAGGGGGAGGTTTTCAATTTTGATGCCTCTCCCATATCAAAAGGCTAATATCATTTCTTCAACATCTAGAGCATTAGGTGGAGCAAGCCTTGATAGTATAAAGGCGGAAGAATATGAATATATAAGGATGATAATAACTCTCAATTTTGTTTTAAATGATACACCCAAATGGTGGAAAGGTGCAGATAACTGTGCTGATGAAGAGTTTTTATTTAAATTATGGGAATTCTTTTTAGATTCTGAGAAAAAATTTCAAGATTTATTAAAAAAAAAATAGAGATATCAGAATTTAAAGACCCATTAACGTTCATTGATTTTTGGATATTAAGTAAGTTCAATATTTTGCCTACTGATATAAAGTTTCAATCTTTATATTTAGAGCAGAAAATTGCGTTATTTGAAGGTGTTAATAATTTACCAGATCATAAAGAGATCTCTAAGCACCTTAAAATAACAAAAGCTCTTGATAGAATAAAGAAAAAGAAACCGAATGAATTAGTATCTTTAGGTTTAATAAAGAATATGAGAAATGCATTCAAACAACAAGGAATGCAAGATGAAGAAATCGAAAGAAGAATCAAGGAGCATTGTGAAAGAATGAAAAAGCTTGAAATTAAAAGTTTGGAGAAATCGTTAAATGGCTGATGAACTAAAATTTAAAATTGGAGCCGTTGATGACACTAAAAAGGCATTTGAATCTGCTAAAAAGAGAGCAGGGGAAATGCTTGAAAAATACAAGGATCTAGCTAAAGCTGGATTAACTCCATCTGGTGAACATAAATCTCTTAAGAAAATGGAGAATCAATTTAAGAAAATAGTTGATCAGATGAAAAACGCTGGAAAAGAATCTCAAAAAATGTTTAGAAGGCCTTCCGGAACTGCTGGAAGAGGTGCAGGATTAGAAGGACAAATATCTGGAGCAGAAGCGTTAACGACTGGTAGAGAAGATGTATTTCTTGCATCTAAAATAGGTGATCTAGGAAAAGCATTAAAAGCAAGTTCTAATACGTTTAAAGAGAATATGCAATCTTCATCTAAAGAAATGGAAAAAATAAAATCTGGAGCTAAAGATTTAGGTGGAATATTTAAGAGAATTGGAATAGGTGGTGGTGGAGCGGGAACTGGAGCAGGGATTGGAGGCAGAACTCCAATAGACGTAACTAATGAGCAAGCATCAGCGCTTCAAGAAGCAGGCAAAACATTACCCGCTGTGGGTATAGCATTAGCAGCTGTTGCGGGTCTTTATAAAGTTATGTCAGCAATGTCAAATGCATTTAGACAAAGAGCTGGAGCTCAAATGACAGGTATTCAAACTTTAGGATATGCAGGTGGGGGAAAAGGCGGATTCTACGAAGGTGATCCATTATTGGGAATTCAGGGCGCAGAAAAAGTTAATTTAATGGCTGCGTATGCAAGACAAACAATGGGAAGAACTGGAGAACAATTTGGCCCTGCAGGTTCTAGAGTTGATAAAATGATGAGAGCAATGGCGACTTATGGATTGTCTGCAGGTCAAGTTGGAGGGTATGCAGGAACTTTTGACAGATTTAGAAAACAAGAAGAAATAAAAAATAACACAATGATGATGTCATTAGGAGCTGCTGAAGAAGTAGGAATGGGAGGAGCAAGAACTGTAGAGTTTTTAGATAATGTGAAAAGTGCATTAAGTGATGCAGTATATTCGGGAACTAAAAGATCAAATAAAGATATTATAACTTCATTGATGGCTTTTTCAAGTAATTCAGATGAAAGAATAAAAGCTTTAGCTCCTCAAATAATGAGTGCATCTACAACTCTTTTTGGTAGAGCGGCAATGATGGAAGGAGGAGCGGCAGAATCTTTTGCAATGCAATCTGTATGGAATAAAATGAAAAGAGAAAAACAAGGCCCAGTTTCATTTTTTGATGTACAGAAACAAATGGTAAGAAATCCATTATATGGTACAAAATCAATGGTTGAAGAAGCTGAAAAACTTTTTCCAGGAAATAAAGATCTTGCTGCTCTTTGGTTGCAGAAATCAGGAGCATTTGGTAGAGTTCAAGATGTAGACGTCATGAAAAGTATAATGGAATCTGTTAAGACATTCGATGCTTCAAAAAGTGGTAAAATGACGCCAGAAGCTTTAGCAGCTAAAGGAGAAGGTGTTGTAGAATCTCGTCTTGAAAAACTTACTGGAGCAATAGAACTTACAAAAGCACAAGATGTAAGAGATTCAAATATCGCATTGATTGGCGTTAATGAAACTATGGTAAAAACAACTCAAGAATTAAAGACTTCTATACAAAATTTAATTAAAAGTCTTGATAGATATAGAGAAATGACACCAAAGCAACAAGTTCAAGCAGATTTAACAAACCCAATTAATCAATGGAGAATGATTTTCAGCCCTACTTATAGGAGTAGTTTAAAAAAGAAATTGACGGGAAATAGAGCACAATGACAAAAGCAAATTATTCAGCACCATATATTGAAGTAACTTTTACGTCAGTCAAAGGAGATAAGTTTTCTGTTAATAGCGGAGAATTTGGAGGAGATATAATCTCATTAAGAACTCAAAAAAATTTAGGAGTTTCAGCTGGAGGATTTTCAATACAATTAGTTGGAAGGCAAAGATATAAAGATTTTTTTAAACTAAATGTTAAAGAAGATGTTCATGCTTTCGATATATTTAGGCCTATGGGATTAGTAGATATTTATATAAATGGTAAAGAACAAATGCTTGGAATAATTGATAGTGTTTCAAAATCAGAATCTTTTAGAGGAGATAAGCCTTCAAGAATCGTTACTATAATGGGAAGAGATATGACAGCATTATTATTAGAACATAAAGTATGGTACGATAATAAATTGTCTAAAGGAAGATTATATAATTATGCTATGATGGGTGGAGCTCTTGCATTCGGTTTGATTGGAGGTGAAAGTCCAGCAAGATTAATAATGCAAATATATAATACTTGGATGGTTAAAGTAATGAATCAAATCCAACCTGATGTTGTAAATAGTAAGTTTGGATTTGTAGACGGAGATGAGATTCAGGATAAATTGATTGGAATAACAGAAAGTGATGGATTTTTTAATGTATTAGCAGATTCAGATGTTATGTATTATAATGAAAAAGGAAAGAGGCAGATAGTAAAAAAAGGAGATATATTAAGCACTGTAAAAGGATCTGGAGCTCTTTCTGAAATAACTTATGGAAACTATTATCCTATGCAATTTTCTGTATGGAATTATCAAGGTGATCTAATGAATTTCATTAAGCAATTCGCTTCGTATCCTTTTAATGAATTATATGTAGAAACAGGAGATACAGAAGTTGTAATAGGAAATTTAAGAGAATTCTCTGGAACAATATGGACAGAGGCTAATAGCTTTTATGATGCGAATGCAAATGATGGAAAAGGAGAGAATATACAACTTTCAAGTACATCTACTTTAAAAAAAGGAAAGAGAACAAAAAAGCTTTTAAAAGGAAAAGCTTATATTGTTTTAAGGCCTACTCCTTATGATGATGATTCTGTTGAAAGTAATATATTTACAGGAATGGAAAGTTTATTGATGATGAAAGATCTTAATAAATATGTAGTTTATGATTCTTTAATTGTTGAAAAGAACTTAATGATTGGACGGAATAACAAGCCTACATTTTATTCAGTTACTCCTAGCAATGGATTAATAACTGGAGATTGTGCAAAAATAGTTGCGAATGCAGAATATGATGAAAATGCTTTAAGAAGATATGGCTATAACTCATTAGAGGCTAAATTAGATGCAATGGATATTGGCAGTAAAAGTTATAAACACGGAGGAATTATCAGCACTTGTAATGTTTTTCAAAAGAAATTAAGAAGCTGGTATCAAAATTCAGATAGATATCTTTCTGGAACAATGACGATTCAAGGGAATGAAAAAATAAGAGTTGGGAATGTATTATCTTATGAAAGAGAATCTGGGCAGATTGATGATGATTATGAAGAAGGAAAATATTATATAACTGGGATCATACAAAATTATGTTTATGGCGGAATATTTGAGTCAACATTAACTTTAGAGAGAGGAGTCTCAAGTAAAATTTTAAAGAAGGGTGAGAATTAATGCCAAATGATTTTATAGAAATAGATAATGAATTTCCAGATAAAGAAGCTTATGAGTTATTTTTAGGTAGAGTTGTGAGAAGCAAACAGCAAATAGGAGAAGATACTGATAAAAAAAGACTTGTGGTTGATATAGAACTTGGAGTTGGAGGGTATCTAAACAATGTACCTTATTATGGAGGCGGAATAGACTTAGAAACTGAATATCCTCATGGATTATTTATACCTCCTAGGGAAAATCAATTGATAGGAATTTTATTTCTAAGAGGGAATTCTGAAAATCCCGTAGGATGTTTTCCATTGCCACATCCTTCATGGGAAGTTGAAGAGAAGGACGATTATAAATATAATGAAATTTTAGAAGATCTTGAAGACATTGCATTATTCCATTTTTCTGGAACAAGAGTATTATTGAAGAAAGATGGTAAGGTTGAAATAGGGAAAAAAGATGGATCGACGTATCGTAGATTAGAAATAGATTTTCAAACAGGAAAGATTGTTATAGATACTCCTAATAACGAAAGTATAGAATTTGGAGAGAACATAGCAAAACAATTAGTAAATAATTTGCCTAATTGTATTTATTCAGGCGCACAACATACAATAGGAAATACTAAAGTAAAAGTATAGGAGAATATTATGAAACAACCTTTTTTAAATGATGATGGATTTTTCAAATCAAACGCAGTCACTGAAGGTGGTGATTTAATGAAAGCTAAGTACGTCAAACGTACTGGTGTTAAAGGTAACTATAAATACTGGTACAAAGATACAAAGACAGGAAAACTAGTATCTGATAAACAATCAAAAGATAAGAAAGAAAAAGGAGAAAGATTGAATAAATTAAAATCAAAAGGATGGGATTTTAATACAACTAGTAAAGTAGTCGGAATGGCAGATCCTACATCTGTTACTACTACTACATTAAAAAAAGATAATATTAAAATAATTGTAGAAGAATTTCAAGGAATAGAAAAAATTAAAATAAATGGAAAAGATTTTGGAACTTTTTCTACAATAGGTTTTAGCTCTGAAAAATCAAAAGATGAAATAAAAAAAATAAATACTATATTGAATAAATATGGTATAAATTATAACGATTTAAAAGAAATATATGATTTTGAAGAAGATCAATATTAATAAATATTAGGAGAAAAAAATGCCATTAGTTGGAGATGATTTAGCAACAGCAGTTCAAAATGCAATTGATGCTTTAAGTGAAGCGGACAAACGAGATATGACAAAAGTAAGAAAAGCTGAAATGAATGCTATTGTAAATTATATAGTAGCTAATGCAGAAGTTTCTACAACTGTTACAGGGACGCTTCCAAACGGGCCGGTGGCAGCATCGGGTACTGGAGGAATATCATAGATGGATAAAGAATTTATTACTATAATGGTTTTATCTATTATTGGATTTGCAATATTTATATTTATAACTTCATATTTATTTAAAGACGCTATTATAGGAAAAGATAAAGATAAAAAAGAAGAGGAGGGCGACAATGAGTCTTTTAAAGCTCCTTGGTAACGAATACACTCCAACTGCAGCTTTTTCATTTGAATTCTTTGAGAGAACATCTTCTGGAGCTATAGGTTCAAAGTTAGGTGAAGAGATTTTCTTTTTACTTCCTCCTGAAGAATACAGTATGTCAGAAGGATATAAAGTGACTGTAACGAAAACATCAGGTGGTGGTTGGGTAGATGATTTCGGAAACGATTTTAAAACATTAAGATTATCTGGAAGTCTGCATAGTTATTATTCTGGATACCCGGTAAGTAAACCGAATATAGAATCAGGAGCTTTATCGAGTGCTAAAGATTTTGTAAAGAAAACAGGCGAGGGAATTATACAACAAGGAAAAAGACTAGGAAATAGTCTTCTAAATACTGTTGGGATAAATATTCCGGGTCTTGCAGGTTTAAGCGGATTAGATGAGTTTTTTAAATTGAGATGGATAGTTTCAAGATTAAGAGATGTTTACATTGGAGATCAAGGTCAACAAATTTTTTCAAAAGCACCAAATGATATATCAGATCTAAATACAATTCTTAGTTTAGAAGGTGGGAATGCATTATACGATAAATTAGTAATTGTATATCATGATTATGATGATAATAATCATTATGAAGTTATTTTTACTAACTTCACTATGAATAGGACGAAAGATGATCCTTTTACAATCAATTATACTATCGAAATGACTTGTATGAGGGAATTTAAAAATATCTATTTAGGTTTGGGAAAAGTTACTAAAAAAGAAAGTCCTTTTGAAATAATAGATGATTTTAGAAATACGTATAATACATTGTTAAATACATTTGAAGAGATAACTAATATTCCGAACCAAATTGTAAGCTATTTTACTGCATTGAAAACAGCAGCAAATAATTTATATAATGATCTTGTTTTATTTGGAGATAATGTATCTGCAAACTGGAATAATTTTGTTTCTAAAATAAATGGTGTAGAAGAAAAGAATGATGATTTTGAAGAAAGACTTTTTACTTCAACTTCAGGATTACCTATTACAGACTTAGAAAATGAAACAGCACAGCTTGATGAAGATCTTTTAAATATACAAGATGCATTAGAGCAGAATAAAATAAAATTGAATGAAATGAAGGGAACTGAAAAATATTATGGAATATCAGAACAAGAAAAAATATATAATGTAGATGATAAAACTTTAGAAGATACAGATTTTCTGTCTGATCAAATTCAAAAGCAAGAAAATGCTTTTATAAGTAGAAACAGAGTTTATTATGAAGTCCAACAAGGAGATACATTACCAAAATTAGGAAATAAATTCTATGGAGATTATACTAAAGGGAATATAATAGGTGAAGCTAATGATCTAAAAAATTCTGATTTTGAAAATGAAGTTTTATTAGGAAGAAATATAATTATTCCATTAGATTATAAGTCTCCATCTAAATTACTTGATAATAATTTAGTATATTATAAAAAATTAAAACAAGCTACTCCTAAAGAGAGGCAATTACAAATATTAGGAAACGATTTTGATTTAAACAACAATAGAGAAATTGTTGTAGATGGAACTGGAGATTTGGGATTAGTATATGGAGAAAATTGTTATTTAGAAAATATAGAGGATAGATGCAAATATTCTAGAGGAACACTTAATCCGATTCATCCAAATTGGGGAATAATGTTAGAAATAGGGAATGCTCCTTCGAGTGTTGCAATACAAAGAATATTTGAAAATATAGAAACACAAGCATTAAGCGACCCCAGAACAAAACAAGCTTTTGTAAGTAAAGAAGAAGCCGATTTGACTGGAGATACATTAAGGATCCCATTACATTTAAAACCATATTCTGGTAAAGAAGAAGTAATTGATGTGGGAGATGTAATTGCGGGTCTTTTAATATAAAGGAGAAATAATATGGCTGAAATATATAAACCAAAAACTTTTCTTCAGATACTAGATGCTATGAAGAGATATTTAGTTGGAGCTAGTTCTACATTGAATAATTTTAATGAAGGATCAAGATTATTAGTTCTACTAGAAGCTATTTCTCTAATAACATCTCAAACACATAATGATTTCTATCAAGGTTTAAAATTAGCAATTCCAACATCAGTTTATAATGCTTTTGATTTTGAACGAAAACCAGGGAATCAATCCTCGGGTTCTTTAGAATTCACCAGAGTCACTCCGGCGAGTCAAACATATACTATACCAATAGGGACTGCAGTGATATTAAATGGTATACGATTTGAAACAATTGCAGCAGGAAGTATTCTAATAGGCAATACATCAAGTGGAAATATAAATGCGCAATGTACTCAAACAGGAGTTGATGGAAATATTTCAATTGGAGCAATAAATACTTTAATAGGGCAAGGTAGTTTTGCAAATCAACCAGATGGAGTCGAAGCGTGTAATAACGCAACAGTCTTTGCAGGAGGAACTGCTGAAGAATCAGATGAAGATAGAATAGAAAGATTCCGATTATATGTAAGTTCATTAGCGAGAGCCACTGTTAATGGATTAATTGCTGGAGCTCTTTCAGTATCAGGTATTGTGTCTGCATCAGCAGTAGAGCATTCACCTACTCCGGGGTGGGTAACGATATATGCAGATGATGGGACTGGAACAATATCAACAGTATTAAAAGAAGAAATTGAGAAAGTAATTAATGGAGATCCAAATGATGAAGCAAATTATCCGGGATACAGAGCTGCAGGAATAAAAGTAAGAGTAGTAGCTCCAATTGTTGAGACTATTAATGCGACTGTAGAAATAAAAATATTAATTGATAGTCTTGCTGATGATTCAGCTTTAGAAATCGCAGCACAAAATGCTTTAGAAACTTATATTAATACATTAAGATTAGGACAAGATGTTGTTGTGACTGAAATAATTAAAGTAATAAAATTAGCAGATGAAGAAATTTATGATGTTGATGTAACTTTACCTGCAGCTAATGTAATTATAACAGATGAAAAAGTTGCAAAGACGGGAACTGTAATCGTAACAAGTTCAAGAGTAACGGAGTAAAAAGTGTCAGATAGAGCGATTGAATTATTAAATGATCTATTAAAAATATATAATAGAGAATCTGGAGAATATTTAAATCTTGTAGGAGACAGTAGTCTTGTAACTCCTTCGTTTTCTACTGAAGTTAAAATAAATAATATCAATACTGGAGCAATAAGTAATCCATTAGAATATTCAAGAAGGCTTTTTAGTTTCTTGATTAATCAATTAGATTTAAGAAATACAGTAGATAGTTGGTTGGATTATATGGGTGGAGTAATATATAATGTTATAAGATTTTCTGGAGAAAGTGATACAGATTATAGAAACAGGATCTTTACTAATACGACAACAGTAAAATGTTCTCCTATAGGGATAAAAATTCCTTTAGATGATTATGCTGATAATGTACAAATAATAGAAGGAGGAATGGATGGTGCTTTTGCTGATGTTTCATTTGCAGATAGTGATAGAGAATTCAATATACCTGGAGTTTGGGTAGTAAAATCAGCAATAACTATGGAAGAGAATGGAAGTCCGTTTTTTATAATTATAATTATGGAGAATGTAGACCCGGGAGATTATGTGACAATATTAAATTTAATAAATGCTTATAGGGCATGCGGTATTTTATTTACAGTTATAATCGTTTAAAGGAGGGAGAAAGATAGATGAAAGATTTTATATTTTTAAAACATAACGAATTTCAAAGAATTGCTGCTAATAGAACTCTAACTCGAATTGGAGATCTTGCTAGAGATAATTTAAGCTCATTAGTTTCTGGTTTAATATCTGAAGAAAATGCAGTATTTAGAGGTGGAAATTTTGAAAACCCTTCTGGATGGACGTTTGAGTTAGAAGCAAGCGGATTTTTTATTCAGAAAAAAGATACTGAGCAAGTTTATTGTATAGCACAACAAGATAAAAAAGTGATTACAGTAGATGCTGCACATGCAACGCTTGATAGATATGATCTTATTGAAGCAAGATATAGCGTCACAGATGAAAATGCGTCAACAGTAGATATAATAGATCCTTCTACTGGAACGTTGACTCAACAATCTAAAAATATAGATAGAAGGATAGAACTAGAAGTTCAAGTTACAAAAGGAACTGCGGGTGCAGGAGTCGCACCGTCATTAACAGGAGGAGATGCTGCAACGATAACAGGAATTCCAGTAATAACAACAGTTGATTTATCAACAAATTATAATTTAAAATTTGATATAGATGAAAGTGGAAGTCCTGTAACGATAGATTGTAGAGGAGGAACGCCATCGGCAACAACAATAGCAGAAGTTATAGCTCTTATTAATGCAGCAGGATTTGGAGTAATAGCAACAAATGATGGATCAGATCACTTAGTTATAACGTCAACAACGGTTGGCGGCGATTCACATGTAACGTTCTACCCCTCAACAGCTGACGATGCATTGAATGATCTATTGGGATTAACGATAATACCCAACTACGAATACGATTACGTAGGAGGCGTCGCTTTCTTTAAATTAGGAGAAATAAGAACACAAGGAGGTTCTGCAAATTTAGTTTCAGCTGATTTAAGAGATGTAGACGATAGAGGAAGTTGGACCGCTGATGTAAACAACATAATAAGACTTGAAGATCTAAGAACATTTCAATTAAATGCTGGAAATTTAAGATTAACAGCGCAAGCGGTTGATGTAGGTGCTTCAGTTAAAGATCCTGTATATTATAATAATAGTACTGGTAAATGGGAAAACGCGTCATTTGCAAATCCTCCAAGTGCAATGTATACAGATTCAAGCTCAAATGAAGTGACATTAAGAGGATGGAAGTCGGGACTTTCTGGTTTTATTGCTAATACATGGTATTATATGGATAGTTCTGGAAATTTAACAACAAGTAGAACAAAAATTCAAATTGGATATGCTGCATCTACAACAGATTTTATTGTTGATATACAAATAGATAATGAAGATGATGCAATATATTTCGGATATTTTTACAGTTAAAAGGAGGTAAGAAATGTCAGTTGAAGCAAAAGTTTATCAATTAGATTCAACGACTCCTGGTGCTGGAGTTGATGAAGATGTATTTCAAGTTGGAGCAAATAAGGAATTTCAGTTTAAGTTAATAATTTCTAATAGGTCGACTACTCCAGCAATGGTACGGATTTATTTGAGTACGGCTGGAAAAGCAGGATTATTAGCTAAAGAGAATATTGCGTATGATGTTCAAATAGATCAGGATAATCCGAAAACTTATGAAGATCTTATTTTAAATTCAACAATAAGCTATTTGACAGTAAGAGCTTCAACAGTAAATGTTTCGTTTAATGCTGTTGGATTAGAAAGAGATGTATAGGAGGAAATAAAATGAAAGAATGGTTAAGTCCAGGAAAATCAAAATCAATATATTTTACAACTAGTGGCAATTTTATTGTACCAGCAGGTGTATCGCTAGTATGGGTTACTATATGGGGGGGTGGCGGCGGTGGTGCAGATAATGATGTGTCCGCAGAAGGAGGAGGCTCAGGGATGGCGATTGTCAGAGAATCAGTAACAGTAACTCCAGGAGAAACTATAGCTGTTGTAGTTGGTGCAGGCGGTGCTGGTAGCTCTTCTGGTGGGCCGAGTGCAGGTAATGATAGTACTTTTGGTTCCTATATAACTGCTGATGGAGCGCAGGCTGGTGGTATTGGTGGCGGAAGATTAGGTGGTGCGCTTGACACTGAAGGAGACAATATTAATAATATAGTATTTGGTTCTGGTGGTGGTTCTGAAGGAAATGATGGTGCTGGGATGCATTTATATAATGGTGGCGCCCTTACTGTCAATTCTGGTGGTGGTGCTGCTGGATTTAATGGTGACGGGGCTGATGGCAGTGAAACTTCACCCGCAAATGATGCTGATGCTAATAGTGGAGCTGGCGGTGGTGGTGTGAACCAAAATGCTGCTGGTGGCGATGGTGGTTCTGGTGGATGTATTATAGAATTTATAAGATAAGGAGAAAATTATGATAATAGCTTTAATAAATAATGGAATTGTTGAAAATGTAATTATATCAGATTCTTTAGAATTTGCTGAAAGTCTTGGTTATGATAATATTGTGGATATAACTAATGAAGATCCACAACCAAGTAAAAGATGGACGTATGACGGTCAGAATTTTACTTCACCCGAAAATGAAGTTTTAATTAACAAACCATTGACAAAATGGGCGTTTAGAAAATTATTCACTATTATTGAAAGAGCCTCAATTATAACAAAATCAAAAACGGATGATATCGCAGAAACTATAATTCAAGATTTCAATTCAGTTCTTGAAGTAGATTTAAGTGATGCAGACGTTGAAGGTTCTTTAGATTATCTTATTTCTGTTGGCGTTTTGATTGCTAAAAGGAAATTACAGATTTTAGCAAAAGAAAATCCAAACACATTTATAACAAATTATTCAACTAATAAATTAACATTAGATAATATTATAGCAGAAAATACAAAAGTAGAAGTATTTAGCGATGATACTCTTCCTGCTGGGTTGAGTGAAGATACTGACTATTATATTATAAATGTTTCTGAAAATGAATGTAAGTTAAGCACTTCACAAGGTGGCAGTGCTGTTTCTATTAGTGATAATGGAGCTGGGAACCATTATATAAGAATAAATGAATAATACAATTTATATCTTGGAGTAAAACAATGAGTAATGGTAATAAAATTGATGGAAAAGATGTTGGTAATGCTATTGATTATGTTTTAAAAGCTAACTTTGAAGATGTCCGGAAAAAACAGAAAGAGCATGAAGATAAAATTGATGCAATCAACAGCACACTTAATCGACATGATACTGCCATTAAACTAAATAGACAGTCAATTGATAATATGAAAGAAACAATTAAAGGCTATTTTACTGTTGCTGTTATTATATTGTCTGCAATAACTTTAATTGTTAATATTGTTATAGCAATGGTAAACAAATAGTAGGGAGGGTTTATTATGAAAATATCATTTAGTAATTTATGGGACGATTACAAATTAAAAGTATTATACAATTTTATCAATATTAGATTAAAGTGGCTGTATCGTATTGAGCTTATAATATGTTTATTTGGTGTCAACTTTATTTCTTTTAGTTATTTTGTTGAAAAGAAAAAAGACAAAAAATCAACTAAGAAGATAAATTTTTCTATTTTAAATTTTATGTTAACATTAGTTTTTTAATGAGGCATACATATGAAAAAAATAGAAGCACCACAAGATAAAATATTTGGTAAAAGAAAATGGATATATGGGTTTGTTTTTGCTTTTCTTGAATTGTTACTTTTATTTTATATTATTTTACGATTTAAAACTGAGTCAGTGAAAATTGTTGGAAAATGGTATGTTTATTTAAATGCAATAGTTCTTATTGCATATCCATTTCATAATGTTTTAAATAAATTTTTTGTAGATAAAATTTCAAAATGGTTACATAAAGATGATTAAAATTTCTAAGAAAGATAAGAAAAATATTGAACGAGAAATTACACGACAAATTAAAGAAGATGGTAAAGTTGTTGAACTTTTAAAAAACAATAAAAAAGCTTTTAAAAAAGCAGGGATGAAAATAAAAGCAACGACATGGATTGATCCAATAACTAATGAAAAAAAATTTGGTGGATGTGTAGAAATTTTTGAAACAGATACTGACATTAAAATTCTTGATGGTATAAATATTGATGTAGGTGTTAATAATGACTTTGATGTTATGTTAGGAATATCAAAAGATTTTAAAGTTTCAGGAGATAAAGAGTTTTCGTTAGGTGGTTATATAGATGTAATTGATACTGGAAAACAATTATATAAAAAGATATTTAAAGATTCAAATGAAAAAGTAAATATAAAAGTTAAGGTAGGATTAAGCAAAGTTTTTTAGGAGGATTTTATGAACAAATTTGAAGCAGCAAAAATTATTGAAAAACATTCAAAAGAAGGAGATGTTATTAATATTTCAAATCATCCTGCTTTCTGGAAGCTACATATAGTAATCGCAGGATGGGGAATAAGACGTGCTCAAAAAAAATTATTTAAAGATGCAAAAATAACATTATCAAATGGTTTTAAATTTACACCTAATGATGATACTCATTCTATGGTTAAATTTAAAAAAGAGACTATAGTGAAATGCATATTGAATAATGTTAAAGTTTCTGATAAAGATAAAGATAAAGTAATACAAATATTTTCAAAAGAAAAATACGCGAAGACTTTTTCTGTAGAGCCTCCAAAAGCATTATATATCCCTACAGAAGAATACGCTTTAGATGATATAACTATTTACAGATATAAAAATAAAGAACTCGACGAAAATGATATTGAAAGAATACTTTTAGCAACACTTCCTATTTTATTAACTGATTATGATTATGGCCAGCTTATGAATATTCTTGTAAATCAGACGCTTGGATATCCTTATGATGAAAAAGTAAAATGGTTCGATTTAGGATCTAAAAGAAAAGTATGTTCAGTAGGAGTTGCAGTTGTTTATCAAAAATGGAGAAAAGATATAGAACAAATTCAAGAATTTCCAAGATTATTTTCTAAATTAAATAAAAAAAGATGGGACAAAGAATTCATTAAGAAATTCGAAAAAGATGGGAGTAGATGGAATGTTGAAAACACATATCCGTGTATGTTTGGACTTACGAAAACTCATTTTAATAATGAATTCGAATTAATTCTTAAAATGAATAAAGGTAAAATTCAATATTTGAAAAGTTAGAAAGGAGGATCTTATGGATAAGAAAGAAGGATATAAAAAGTATAAGAATCAAATTGAACTTATGTCAGAAAGATGGAATATGTCACAAGAATTAATATGTGCATTTTGTTATCAAGAGAGTAGATTTGAAGAAAAAGCAAAAAGATATGAGCCTGCATTCTATAAAAAATATGTTGAAAAATTTAATATTCCTCAAGAAGAGAAAACATGGAGAGCAACAAGTTGGGGATTAATGCAACTGATGGGACAAACAGCTCGTGAAATTGGATATAGAGGATATAGAGACGATTTAGTAGATCCAATAATAAATCTTTATTATTGCTGTAAATTTTTTATTAAACTATTAAACAGATATAAAGGAAGCGAAACAGATGCAATTGCAGCTTATAATCAAGGAAACAATAGATTTAAAGATCTGGATAAAGATGGTATTAAAGACGAAAATGAAGTTTATAATAATCAAAAATATGTTGATAATGTTTTAAAATATGAAAAAGAATTCAATAAAATAATAAATGAAAACAATATAATAAAAGAAGATTCAGTGTATGTTGTGAAATCTGGAGACACGTTAACTAAAATTGCTAATTCATTAGGAACGACAACGATGGAATTATCTAAATTGAATGGTATAAAAAATCCCGATTTTATATATATAGGACAAAAAATAAGAATAAAATAACACTCTACTCTTTCATAGTTTCATCCTTTAAGAAGGCGTCTTTTGCTTAATTGCAAGGACGTCTTCTTTTTTAAAAAAATTTTTTGTTTATAAACTAAAATATGTGTATATAATTTATATAAATGAACTAAAAAGGAGGGAGTATGGAAACTCATTATATTGAAAAGCCCGAAAGCGATATAAAGAAACTCTATCCGTTTATGTTTCCAAAAAAATTGAAAATGCAAGCAAGAGTAATATGTGCTAAAAGAGATATTACATTAGCTAAGTTTGTAAGAGAATCTATTGAAAAAAATATTAAAAATTACAATAAAATATTTATAGAAAAGTAAGGGAAATATGGTTCAAATTAATGATTTTTTGATAGAAAAAAGTATAAAAGTGATAGGAACTACTGCATTTTCTATCTTCTGTTATATTAAATCTAAATCAAAAGGAAAATTCAAAATGTTTCGGTTAAGAAACTTTACCGAAACCTTAAACGTATCTAAGCCTGTTGTTATAGAATATCTAAAAAAGCTTAAAAAAAGTCAATTTATTGATATAAAAATAGTTATAGAAAATGGAAAAAAATCTCTTTACGTAAAAAATAACAAGATAGGTAAAGAAACTTTACCATCGTATAATAATATATATATTAAACTATATATAAATAATAAAGATACTAATAACTTATATAAATATTCTAAGTATAAAGATATATATTATAATATTATTAAGAGAGCTCTTGATTATCAGAGATATAATAATAAATATTATAGAAGTAGAAAATTTAAGTTTGGAAAAAGAGAAATTATGCATGTAAAAACACTTTTGAAGAATGTAGATTCTATTGAAGATTATTTAGACTGGTGGTTGAAGAATAAATCAAATAAAATTTCAGGATTGAATATTGGAATAATAGCTTGCATTCCTATTATAGAAGAGTACAAGATAAAAAATAAAAGAAATATATCAAAAAGTAAAGATAGTTC